GGCGAGCGGTATCGGTTTGTCTTTGACACGACCCAACTGGTTCGTGGCACCTTTGCGGAGCAGGTGTCTGCTCTCCAGATTGCCGTCCAGACCGGCGTGATGACCCGTAACGAAGCCCGCAAGATGATGGGATTCAACCCCATCGAGGGCGGAGATGAGGTGCTGATTGGACCGAACATGCTTCCGATCGAGCAGAACGAACAGCAGGCTGCTGGAAGTTCGAGCGATGGGGAGACTGACGAGTCTGGGGGAGAGTGACGGTCCCGTCATCTTCCGCGGCTGTGCAGGCCCTTACAACGAAACAAGCCGGATGCTTTACGACCGGCCCCGACCCTACCGCGAGCGATTCGTCCGTGGGGCTCTGAAGTGGAGTGAAGAGACGGTGATGCTGGTGCAGCATGACCAACGGGGTGTGCCTCTCGGTCGTGTGGCCGCCGGGACGCTTGAGTTTGAAGATTCGGAAGACGGGCTGCACTTCCGTTGCAACCTGCCCGAATCACGAATGGACATCCGCGAGGCTCTTGAAAGAGGAGATCTCGACGGTTCCGTATCCATCGGTTTTCAGTGTGAAGACGACGATTGGATGCACACAAAGTCGGCCTCCCTCCGCACTGTGCGGAAGGCGAATCTGGCCGAAGTTTCTTTGGTTACCGCAGGCGCATATCGAGGTGCCCGCGGCTGCATGAAGGAGTCCTGAACATGGACGACCTCCGCTCGCTGCGGGAGCAGCGTGACGAACTCCGGTCGCAACTCGATGCGATCATGGAGCGCAACGACAGCATCGACGACATCGAGTCGATCGAGGCTCTGGAAAAGGGCACCGCCCGCATGGCGGAACTGGACTCTTCGATTCGGTCCGCCGAAGCGAAGGCTCGCTACAACGAGATGCGTGAGGCTGCGGCCCCGTCCTACTCGTTCCGCAGCGAGACGACCACCCGCAAGAACGATGGCGAGTACCGATTCGAGGTTCTCCCCAACAACGAAGTCCGCGTGGTCGGTGGCGGATCTGCCGGATCCGACGCCACGTTCACCGGCGACTACGGCGCGAGCATCCCGGTCGATCTTCAGGCCGAGATGATTCGCCGTCTCCCGGTTCTGGCTCCGATCCGCGGGTTCTTCGGATCGACCCAGTACCAGAACGACGTTGAACTCCAGCGTGTCGCTTCGCGTATCGCGATGACCACCAGCGCGTCCACCGCGGGCGGCAACGTCACCGCTGAGTCTGCGGCCTACACCGAAGAGGACTTCGTCCTTGAGCGTGTCCGCAGCCGCAACTTCAAGACCGCGGCCAAGAGCCGGGTCACTGAGGAGTTCATGCGGGACGCCCGCGGCCGTGCCGTTGCGGAAATGCTGCTCCAGCACGCTGAGGAGCATGGCCGTCTTTGGGACGAACTGTACGCCCTCGGCCTTGGTGCCGACGCTGGCCCGGAGCCGGTGCTTCTGACGCCGACCGCTCTCGCTGCCGCGTCCGGCGACTTCGCCAATGCTGCCGCAACTCCCCACGCCGAAATCAACCTGCAAGGCTTTGACAACAGCGACTGGGCCGCAGCGAGCAACGCTGTCAAGTCCGAACTGATGGTCGAATACCTGACCAACCTTCGGTACGGCCAGATCCCCGCGCAATACTGGGGCGGCCTGAAGTGGCTCGTCACGCAGGAGTTCTTCGCGCTTCTCGCTGGTCTGACGGACGGATTCGGCCGCCCGCTGTTCCAGCCGCTCAACCTGTCGAGCCCCGAAGCGTCGACCGCTGCTGGTACGCTTCTCGGTCTGCCGGTCACTGTGACCAACAACCAGACCGGAACCGCTGGCGATTCGGCCCAAACCGTTCTGGCGGTTCTCGCCCACAGCGAGGACTACCGGATCTTCGACCGCACGCCGTACAGCCAGCAGGTCGATCCGTACTCGCGTGGCGACAACGGCGAGGTGGTCTACCGTACTCGGATGCGTTCGGACGGCCGATGGCTGCGTCCGTACGCCGCCGGTATGCTGCACACCGTCGCCTGATCTCAACAACTCACGGAGTCCCCCCCTCCCTCCGGGGAGGGGGGGACTGACGGATGACCACAATGATCGAGTTCGTTTCCAAGGCAGCCCACAACTTCCAACTCTCGGAGTTCGCGGACCACATCCGTCTGGAGACGACCGACGATCACCCCGCCGCCCAGCGAAGTCTCGATGCCGCCGTCGAGGCCGTCGAGGACTGGACGGGAAGGCTGTGCAGGGTTTGCACAATCGACCAGAGCGAGGGCTACTTCATCCCCCCGTTCCGGGCGGCCTACTACCCCGTGGTGGACGCCAGCACGACGGTGACACGGTACGACTCCGAACTCGACGTGTCGGACGACGTGACGGCGTACTACTACGTTCTGAAGAGCCGGGGCGGCTACCACCTCGTCCCGGTGGTCGGCTCGTACCTTGACACGATCCGCAAGACTGTGACGTGGCGATATCAGGCTGGCGACACCGACGTGCCAGCCAACCTGAAGTTGGCGATCTACGGCGTGGCGGCCCACTTCTACGAGAACCGCGAACTGGTCAACGAGGCCCGGCTGGAGACGGTGCCGATCGCGTACCGCTCCATCATCGAGTCCTACCGAAACGGGGACATGTGATGCAAGTCGGCAAGTTCCGCCATCGCATCACGGTGCGGACCCCGACGCAGTCCACGGACAACGCCGGTCAAGCGTCCTATAACTTTAGTTCGTTCGACTGCTGGACAGACGCCAAGAGCATCCGCGGGTACATCTCCGAGGCCGGGATGCAGGAGATGGCCGGACGCCGCTACTACAAGTTCACCATGCGACACGACGACCGCATGGACTACGGCTGCGAGATCGTCTTCCGAGGCACGACGTACCGCCCGGAGCGAATCGACCGCTGGGACGAGCGGGACCGCTACCTGATCGTCTACGCCTACGAGGTGGACCTGTGATGGACGACTCGCACATCGAGGAACTCTTCGACAACATCGAGGAGATCATCAAGATGCGGGACAAGCCGTCCATCGCCCGCCTGAAGCGTGGGCTGCGGCAGGCCATGCGGATCGTGGACGCGGCGAGCCAGCAGCAGTACGCCAGCCACAAGTACCGATTCGGTGCTGGCAAGAAGAAGCACAAGGAGCGCGGCGGGCGGTTCCGCGACTTCGCCAGCAAGGCGACCGCCTACCGCTACCGATTCAACGTCGCCAAGGGCAAGAAGCCGTGGCGGTATCAGTCGATGATGAAGCGGAAGGGGCGGGACAACACCTACCAAGGCAACCTGTCCCACCTGATCGAAGACGGTGCGTGGAACGTGAAGTACCAGAAGCAGAACCGGGCCTACAAGGTCCGCAAGGCTGCGTTCGAGAAGAGCCGGACCGCGGCTATGGCGAGAGCCATCCAAGCATTCAAGGAGGCACTCGGTGTCAGTTCCTGAGACGATTCACGACTTCCTCGTCGCCGCGGTGGACGACGCGACCGTCAAGGTATCGCCGTTCGTTCGTTCGCATGGCACGGACTTCCCGTTCGTGATCTACGACTTCCAGCAGGATGTCTACACCGGCTCCACGCCGTCCAGCCCCGGCCCACCGCTGATCCAGTGGGAGGCCACGGTCGTCGATCGCACCCTTTTGGGTGCGGAGACGATCGCCCAGAAGATCGTGGAAGCGGCTCCAGGCGACTCCTGCCCCGTTCGCGTCAAATCCCTCGTTCGATCCTACGAACCCTCCTATGACGGCCAACGCCCCGGCGAGTACGTCATCACCATCAACATGGAGAACTTCTGATGGCAAAGGTCATCGGCAACGGCCTGACGGCGGCAATCGCTGGCACGGTCACCATTGATGTCACGTCGATCTCGATGGACGCTGGCGAGCGTCCCCAGATCGACATCACCGCGGCCGACGAATCCCAGCGGTCAGCGGTCCCCGGCCTCCGGGCGGTCCCAACCGGCTCGATCACCGGCATCCTCAACAGCGGCCAGATTCAGGCTCTTGAAGGCTATTTCGACGGATGCACCGCGGTTTCCCTTGCGGTTTCTACCAATCAGGCTAACTGCACGACCTCCGAAGATCTGATTGCCGCGGATGTCCACATTACAGGATTCACGGTTGATGCTAGTATGGACGAGGCGGCCACGGTGACCGTCAACTTCATGCTTGCGGCTGGTGACACCTTCGTGGCTCCCGCCGCCCCCTGAGAATTCTGATGTTTCAGTTCAAGACCAGAACCGCGACGATTGACGGGCAGCAGATCACCCTGCGTGAACTGAGCGGTGCCCAGTGGAACGAGATCACTGAAGACTCCGACATGGCGGTCATCATCGCCCTGTCCATGCAGGCCCCGCAGGTGACGGCGGAGCAGGTCCGACACTGGCCGTTCTCGATCCAGCAGCGGATCTACGAACTCTGCACCGAACTGAACGGTCTGGACGAGCCGGGAAACTGACGGAGCGGGATCTAGCGAACCACCGTCTCGCCAAGGAACTCGGCATGACGGTAGGCGAGGCTCTTTCCCGCATGTCCGCCCGCGAGTACCTCAACTGGCTTCTCTTCTGGCAGTACGAGGCCGGTGAGAGGCAGACGAAGGCGCAAGCCCTTCAGGAGATCGCCAAATGGCGACAGTAGGCAACCTCTTTGTGAACGTACGAGGCCGCACCAGCGGCTTCGTGCGTGACATGAAGCGGGCTCACAGGTCCGTCAAGAAGGACTTCTATCGCAACGAGGCTCTGGCGAGGGAGCAGTACGTCCGGGCGGTGGGCAAGGTCCAGTCTGTCAGGGGGCAAAGCGAGGCCATCCGAACTCGGATGCTTGATAAGTCTGACGCGGCGAGACGCCAAATGCTTATTGCCAGCAGCAGGCCGGAAAGGCTTGCGAGACGGCGTGGACTTATGGCCACGAAGAGCGGAGTCGAGGCGGGGAGGGCGTTTCTTGCCAGAGAGGCGAAGGCGTTGATCCCTCTGGTCTTTGGTGTTCCTGCTGCTGCACTTGCTTTTGTGATCTCTCAAGGCACCAAGGCTTTCAAGTCGGCTAGCCAGTTTGCGGCGATTGGCCCGGCCGGTGGCCGATTCATCGAAGCAGAAGTCGGCAAGGTGATGGACGAGTTGGCTTTCGCACAAAGAGGCGACGTTTCGTCTGTCATGGCAAAGACTGCCGAACTTGAGCGAGCAAATGCGGTCATTTGGCGAGAG